CGAAGACGGCGAAGGAATACTACCCGGACACCGACCGCATGCTGCTGCTGCTCGGTTTCTGCGGCATCTCGTTCAAGAAGGGCTACCACGACCCGATCAAGCGGCGCCCGGTCATTGAATCGATCAGCGCGAGCAATCTCATCGTCAGCAATACGGCGAACGATATCGACGGCGCCGGCCGGGTGACGCACCGGATCATGATGCGGCCGAGCACGTTACGCCGCATGCAATTGCTCGGGGTCTATTGCGATGTGAACCTTCCGGACCCCGGCTATCCGGCCCCGAAGAACGCCGTCGACACCAAGATTGACCAGGTCCATGGCATCGCGCCAGCGACCTACGTCGAGCCCGGCGATCAGGATCGCGAACTTTACGAGTGCTATTGTGAACTCGACATCCCCGGGTACGAGCACACCCTGAAGGACGACAAGACGGGCGAAGAGGTCGAGACCGGTCTGCCGGTGCCCTACAAGGTCACGATCGACAAGGATGCCCGCCGCATCCTCGAAATCCGCCGCAACTGGGAAGAGGACGACGCCTTCTGCCTCGCCCGCAACCGGATCATCGCCTACACCTTCATCCCGGGCCTGGGGTTCTACGGCATCGGGCTTCTGAACGTCCTCGGCAATTCCACCAAGGCGGTGACCGCGGCCTGGCGGCTGATGATCGACGCCGGGATGTTCGCGAACTTCCCGGGCTTCCTCTACGTGAAGTCGCTGGCGAAGCAATTGACGAATCAGTTTCGCATCCCGCCGGGCGGAGGGATGCCGATCGACACGATCGGAAACGACATCCGCGCCTCGGTGATGCCGCTGCCCTACAAGGACCCCAGCGCTGTCATGATCCAACTGATCGACAGCATCGCGACCGCGGCGCAGCGGGTCGGCGGAACGGCGGAGACGCAGATCGGGGAGGGTAATTCGGACGTGCCGGTCGGCACGATCCTCGCCCAGATCGAGCAGGCCACGAAGCTCATGTCGGCCGTGCACAAGCGGTGTCACACCGCGCAGGGCCAAGAGTTTGACATGCTCAAGGATCTCCTGATGGAGGACCCGGAATCTCTGTGGCGGCACAACAAGAAGAGCAAGGTGCTCGCAATCCTGACCGAGATGGCCGGCCAGCAGCCGGTGGTCGACCAAGAACAGACGGCTGAAGCCCAGCACCGGGAACTATTCCTGGCGGCACTGTCCGATTGCGAGCTCGTCCCGCGCGCCGATCCGAACACAGCCAGCCAGACCGAGCGGTACCTGAAGATTGTGGCAATGAGGCAGATGGCGCTGACCAATCCGGCGCTGGACCTGAACAAGATCGACGAGCGGGCGTTCCAGGTCATGGGTGTGGATGACGGTGCCTCGCTGTTCAAGCCGACCACCGGCGAGCAGCCCCCGTCTCCGGAGCAGAAGATGGCCGACGCGACGCTGATCGCGGCTCAGGCGCGCCAGAAGGACAGCGAAACCCGGATGTCGGAGATTGCGGCAAAGGCGCAATCGAGCGCTGCAGACCTCGCCGCCAAGGAAAGGATTGCGCACCTCAATGTTGCGCGTGAGGTAGTGATTCATCAGTCGGACAAGGAAGCGGGCGCAGCCAAACTGCACGCCGACCACGCCAACAACGCCGCCGATCGCGTCCACCAGCACATCACCAATACGGCACAGCGCCGGGGTGACATGCACGAAGGGGTAGCCAACCGGACGCACGAATTGCTGCAGGGCATCATTGCGCACAAGCACAAGGCCGGTCTACAGGGGGCGGACCAAGCGCACCAGATGCAGCAGGGTCACCAACAGCGCCAACACGATCTTGGGCTATCCATGATGGACAAAGGGCACGAAGCCGCCCAGAATGCGCTCGATCGCCAGCCAGAGGGGGTTGCACCGGGGCAACCGCAGGAGAACAAGGTCTCGCAGTCGATCAACTTCAAAGACCTCCCGCCCGAGGGTAAGCAGCAGATGGCGGCTCACGCCGGCATCAAACTCAGTGCGCAGCAGGCCGAGCCTTCAGATGAAGACCAGAAATGAGCGCCGCATGAGCCCGATCCTCCGCGCCCGTACCGCCGGGATGATGTGCAGCGTATGCCTTCCAGGCTATCGTATGCCCTGGCTGTTCGCGCCGCCGACCGTGCCGTTCCCGAAGGAATGGTGGCAATTTATGGGGTACCGCTGATGATCCTGAGCCGCCGGTCGATCTTCACCGGTCTTGCAGCGCTCGGCGCGATGGTCGGGCTTGGCCTGCCAGTGCTGAAGGCGGATCCATTGCCGCTTGATCCAGCCGAGCGGTTGGCGTTTCTCCGAAAGACGTTCCTGCACCGCGCTCGGGCGACTGAAAGATCAGTAATGCCGTTGTGGTACACGGACCCGACCGTCTACGTGCAAACGCTCGACACTGCTATTCCCATCAGCACCGTCAGCCATCCCTTGCTGCTTGAAGCCGTTTTGAAATTCCAGGCAAGCGCTGCTGGCGAGCTTCTCCCGGCTCACGGGCCCGCCCATGTCTACGCGCACCACCAAGTCCTCGGCAGGGGTGCCACCGACATTGAGGCCATCGACGATTGGTATTCCAAATTGCCGCAAGGGCAGTTTGAGACGGTCGTCTGGCGCGCTGAACCTGAACTCGCCTACGAGACCGATTTCGACCGGCAGACGACCGAATGGCAGGTCTATTCGCGAATGGCCTGTATTCCGGCCATGGAGGCATCCTGATGGCCTATCCTGAAAAGGGCGTGCACAAGCATCACCACCGGCGACACCCAGATTTCCTCAAGGCCGCGCGCCAAGCTGAGGGCGTGCCCGAGGATGAGGCACCTCCGCAGCATCCCGGTCTCCAAGGCATGGATGACGAAGCCGAAGGGCCACCGAACGAATCAGTCGGCATGGGCCCGGCTCCCGAAGCACCCGAAAACCAGGAGGGCTGAAGCGGAGATGACCGAGGCAGCCGAATTCTACGTTTACGAGCATTGGAGGCCCGACACGGGCCTGCCTTTCTACGTAGGTAAGGGTGCCCGCAATCGCGCGAACGCCATGGTGCCGCGCAGTAGACATCACAACAACATTGTTAATAAGATCAAACAACTTGGACTAATCATTGAAGTCCGCAAGATATTTACGCACTTGGATGAAGCAACATCTTTAGACTTGGAAAGAGCAACGATTTCTTATTGGCGATCGCACGGTATAAAACTTATCAACTCTACAGATGGCGGCGACGGTACGTCTGGATATAGATGTTCTGTCGACCAAAAAGCACAGAGAAGTCTTGCGGCAAAGGAACGATGGAAGCGGCCCGAATACCGTGCGAATGTTACTGCTGCTTCTAAAGCAGCGGTCTCCCGGCCGGAAGTAAGAGCGAAAATGTTGGCGGCTAAAAACAATCCAGCGACTAAAGCCTCTACGAGTGCTTTCATGAAAGCGCGGTGGGGCTCTCCCGATGTTAGGGAAAAATGGTTGGCTGCAATAAATGCCCCTGAAGTGGTGGCTAAGCGCGTGGCGACGCGAAAGACTTCGTGGACCGATGAGCAGCGTAAGAACGCCAGCAGCAGCACGAAGGCGATGTGGGCAGATTCAGAAAAGAGATCGCAATTGCTGATCGCCTTCAACCAGCCTAACTTGGCCGAAAGGCATCGCGCCAATCTGAAGAAGATATTGGTGCGGCCCGACGTAGTCGGAAAAAGGAAAGAAACTGAAGCTAAGCGCATCGAGGCGCTAAGGATTCGGTATCAAGATCCGGAGATGCGTCGCCGTATCGGCGATGCGGTAAAGGCTGCTCGATCATCCCCCGATGTCCGCGCTGAGATGAGCAGGGCAGCTAAATTGGCGTGGGCGCGTCGCAGAGCATTGGCGACCTCGGCAATCCCAAACAAGGAGCAGTAATCCTATGCACCCTCAAAAGAAATCCGCGATCGATTCGCACAACGCTAAGCTGAAGGCCATGACTTCGGACTACGGCGCTGCATCCGGCCCGGCGAACAACATCATGGCGCCGCCCGAGCGGGGCGATGGCGATAACCCTGACGCGGCCGTTGGCTTCGGCGAGGGTGCCCCGTCACGCGCCCGCGGTGATCGTGCCGCCCGGCGCCCCGCTCTTGCCAATCCGATCCCGACCTATGCCAAGGGCGGCGGTGTCGATCGCGCCCGCGGTGGTCGTGCCAAGGGGAAGGGCGCGACGCATGTGAACGTGATCGTTGCTCCGCAAGGGGGGGCTGGTGCCGGCGCAATGCCGCCGCCCATGATGCCTCCCCCGATCCCGCCCGGCGGTGGAATGCCGCCGCCGCCGAAACCCCCGATGGGTGCCGGACCGATGGGTGCCCCTCCCGGCGGAGGTCCAATTATGCCGCCGCCTCCTGGCATGCCACCTCCCGGCATGATGCCGCCCCGCGCTCGCGGTGGCCGCGTGAAGCATGCCGACGAGGCCGAGGACCGCAAGCTCATCAGCGAAATGCTGCGCAAGGAAGAAAAGGGCGAGGAGAAGAAGCGCGCCCGCGGCGGTTCCGTCACCGACGACGAGGACCACGAGGACCGGATCGGCAATTCGCTGCGCGAAGAGGGCCTCACACGGTTCGAGGCCGGCACCCACGTCAAGCCGGGCAAGATGCCGCATATGGAAGGCGGCGCTGCCACCGGAATTGGCCGATTGGACAAGATCGGCGAGAAGCCCAAGCGCGCCGGCCGTCCGCAGACGGTCTGAGCGCGCTGGCAAAGCTAGGAGTGATAGAAGCTGTTCGATTGATGTGATGAGTTTCGGCGGTAACGTCGGCCACCGCTGATTAATCGAATCCAAGTGCCGATTCATTCTTTGGAGCTAGAACCCATGAGTGACTTTGAGAAACAGGTTGAAGCACTGGTCGACAAAGCCGCGAAGACCGCCGATCAGGACGAAGCTATGCGGTTTTCTCAGGCGGCTTTGAACGTCGCCCATGCCGCACAAGTGTTGGCCACTATGAAGACGATGGGGCGCTGATGCTCCAACGATCGGAAATCATCGATCCGTTTTTCCGATTGGTTTACGACCGGCTGACCGCCGAACTCGAAATCAAGATCGGCGGTCTTGCTGGCGGTTCGGCAAAGGTCACCGAGAACGATACGGACACGGTGGCCGAGAAATACGCCGGACAGGTCGCGTACATCGCGGCAATCCGGCAAGTGCTTGAGGTCTGCGAGGAACTGCAGCTCAATATGTACGGCCCGAAGGGGCGCGACGACAACCAAGATGGAGAACGCTGAACATGCCGGCTACTTCTAAGCGCGCTGCACGGAAACCGGAGCTACAAAAGACGGCGGCGCCGGTCGCGCCAGTGACCAGTCTCATTCTGCCATCGCGCGGCCCGATGTTGATGGTCCACAGCAAGGACCCAAAGCAGGTGATCTACGATGCGGTTGGGATGACGAATCCCGGCGAGATTCCAGGATTCAGGCTTATGGCCAATCGCGTATTGCTTGGCATTTACCAACGACCGGAAAAGACGGCGTCTGGTGTTTACATAACGCAGAAGCAGCAAGAAGAAGAAAAATATCAGGGCAAGGCTGCGATGGTGCTGATGCTGGGCAGATCAGCTTTCAAATCCGATGCGCAGTTCGATTTCGGCGACGACAAGCTTGAGGTCGGCGATTGGGTTTCGCTGGCAGTCAGCGACGGGCGCGCGATCTCCATTAACGGATGCCCATGCCGGGTCATCAGGGATCAGGACGTCCTGATGAAAATCTCGAGCCCTGACGCCGTCTATTGAGTTTACTCTAGCCACGCCCATGATCGGCGATGTTTGATGGCCTGGATGCATCCACGAGAGACTGAATACCCAGCGGCTATGGAGCGCTCGGATTCTCCGCTCGCTAGGCTTTGGCGGACGGCTCTAACGTCATCGCGGGTAAGGATCGCCATGACGCTCTTCTCGCCGCGACAATCTGTGCCGTGGATTAAGCGGTCGGCTTGGTTCTCTATTTTGGTTGCCCACCTCAAATGCTTCGCGTTCATGCAACCAAGATGGCCGTTGCCACAAGAGTGTGCTGTTTCGTGCTTGCATCGGCGAGAAGCCGTCCGGCGTGCCAACGTCTGGCGGCTTCGCTATTTGTACTCTATGATCGAAACATAAGCAACGGAGCCAAGCTATGGCCGGTGACGCAGTAGTTGAAGTGACCGACGACACGGTGGTTGAGGTCGATATCGATCCGACGCTGATCGGCGAGGACGATGCGGCTCATGGCACGACCGGCAAGACGAATGGTGCCGCTGCGGCAGCGCAAGACGCGGTGGCCGAAGCCGCGGCCTCGCTTACCAAGGCCAAGGCGGACGCCGAAGAGAGGGCCCGTGCCGCGGAGGCGACCGCAGCGAGCGAGCGCGGTGCCCGCCTTGCGGCTGAACAGCGTGCTGGCGGTGCGGAGAATGAAGCCGCCCGGTTGCGCGAGACGGCGGAAAACCAAGAACTGCAGATCATCACCAGCGGGATTGAGACTGCAACCCGCGAAGTGGCGACCGAGCAGGCGGCGTTTGAGGTCGCGATGGAAGCCGGCGACTTCAAGAAAGCCGGGACTGCCCAGGCCAATATGGCGAAGGCGGCTTCCGCGCTGGATCGATTCGAGACCCAGAAGGTGCAATACGAGAACGGAGCTCGGCGCACGCCGGCCGCCACGACCGAGGGCCGCGTGGTGGCACCGCATGTCGACCCGCAAGAGCAATATCTGGCGCAGTTCCGTCCAGAAGCACAGACATGGCTGCGATCGCATAGGGAATGCCTGCCGGCCACCGTTGGCGGCAGCACCGTGAAGAATGCCCAGATGATGAAGGGACATTACGCGGCGCTGGCGCAGGGCTTGCCCGAAGGCACTCCCGACTATTTCCGGGTAATCGAGGAAGAGGCCGGCTATCGCAGCCCGGTGTCGGCAGCGGCCGCCACCACGGAGGTGACGCCAACCCCGAAGACGCCGGCCCGGCCGCGCCCGACGCCGGCCGCCCCGGTCAGCCGTGATCCTCCGGAGGGCAGCGCTGTGACGGGACACACCAATCCGAAAACCGTTCGGTTGACGCCCCAGCAGCAGGAGGTGGCGCTGTTCTCGTATCCGGCAGTCCGCGGCGAAGCGGATACCGCACACCGCAAGCGCGCCTTTGGCACCTACGCCAACGAACTCGTGAAGGCGACGGCCGATGGTACGATAGGCCGCTTAACCCATTGATAACCTCTTGAAGTTGAAAGGATAATTCCATGGCCCTTGCAGATCGCCGCCGCCGCACCGCGCCGCCGGCCCCAGCCATTGTCGATCCAGACGAGAACATCACCACGACGGTGGAGCAGGAAGAGCCGGAGCCGGCACCGGAACCGGTCGTCGCGCAACGGGAGCCGATGCACAGCAGCAACGTCTCGCCGGAACGTGAGGCCGCGCACGATGCGGTCCACGACAAGCCGCGGGTACGGACCCGCCAGCGCCACGCCACGGTCCAGGATTCGCCGTTCGATCTTCCGAGGGACGAAATCCCGGAGGGATCGAGCTACGAGTGGAAGCGCTACAGCGTGAGCGGCCTGACGGCCGACACCGACCCGTTCTATCTGGCCTCGATGCGCCGGCAGGGATGGGAACCTGTCGACCCGAAGCGGCATCCGAACTGGATCCCAGACGGCTACGACAAGCCGTACCTCGTCCGTGACGGCCTGATCCTCATGGAGCGCCCGATGGAACTCACGCTCGAGGCGCGCAAGGAAGTCCGCGACCTATCGCGCCAGCAGGTCCGTGAAGCCGAACAGCGTCTCGGTCTGGCGCCCAAGGACACGATGACTCGCAACTTCGACGGGGTCCGGCCGCAGATCGTGAAGGAAGTCGGCCGGATGATCCCGGTCGAGGAGTGAGGTCGGCATGACCGTCATCAAGCAGCGACCGACAATCGACGAACTCGAAGCCATCCTCAATAATCCGGCCCCGTACAAGGTGTGGATCAGGCCCGACGGCACGGTGACGGACTGCGACCCTGACCTTCCGAAGGTCGAGTGGCCCGATCCGACGCCGGAGATGTTGAACGATCCGCAGTTCGAGGCGATCTGGAACTGCATTAAGTCGTGGGACATCAATGTGCCGGGAGCCTACGGCGGCTATTGTGGTGCGACCGGAAACCACGTCCGCGCAATTCTCGACGCGCTTCGCGCCGGGCAGCCGGCCTCATGAGCTATGAACATCAAGCCGCCCAACGAGGTGCTCCGGAAGCCGATAACCACTTGGCTTTCGTCGGCTGACCACGAGCGGTTCTTGCGGGCCGCCGCGGAACAGCACGTAACGGCGGCGGCCTATCTGCGTTCCATCGTGGTCGATGCCGTCGCCGAAGATGAGACATGCCATGCCTCGCCAACAGCGAGGACGGCATAATGGCGCTCACCTACTCGCAATTTGTGACTCAGCTTTCGACGTGGTTGGTCATCGATCCAGCCAACACCGATTTTTTGACGGCCGTTCCGATGATCATCGACTTCGCGGAGCAGGAGCTTTACCGCGAACTCGACCTGCTCGACACGGTGGTGCGCGACACCTCGGCGACGCTCACCGCGAACAGCCGCAATTTCACGTTTCCGCAGCATATCGTCGTCAGCGAATCGATGAACGTCTTTACGCCGACCGGGACGACTACCCACCGCAATGCCCTGACACCGGTATCGCGGGAATGGCTTGATGCCATCTGGGGCGACGAAGCGGCTCCGTCGACGCCGTCGGTCCCGCAATACTATGCGATGATCACCGACCAAACGATCATCGTCGGTCCCGCGCCAGATGCCGCCTATACCATGGAACTGATCGGCACGATTCGGCCGACTCCATTGTCGCCAACAACGACCTCGACATATCTCTCGCTTTACCTGCCCGACCTGTTCTTCTGCGCCGCGCAGATCGCCGGCTACGGCTACATGAAGGACTTCGGTGCCGCAGTCGATGATCCGCAGGGGTCGATCACATGGGTCGCTCGCTACAAGGACCTGTGGCAGTCGGCCAGCGCCGAGGAACAGCGCAAGAAATATATGGGGCCCGCCTGGACGCCAAAATCTCCGACGCCCCTTGCGACGCCGCCAAGGGCCTAGCGATGGGCGCGCTCATAAAGATGGCGGATGGCTTTTTCCGAGGATGTGAACGTAGGCGGCAGATTTCGTTTTGCGCCCCGCTTGCGGCACATCTCATGGGGTTTCCATCTTGGAATGCCAAGCCGGTCACACCAATCGACCAGACAAAGCGTAACGCCTTCGATCGTGATCCAGTTGTTCGTGCGCTTATTTCTGGATTGCTGAGGATTGGTTGCCCACCGACAATTCTCTGGCTCATAGTTCCCGTCGTTATTCGGGTAGCGGTCAATGGAATGCTTGGGCGACGGTCGTGGCCCCATGTCCGCATAAAAGTTCTCAAAGCTATCAAGCCACCTCTGGCAGATCGTGATGCCACGGGCACCGTAGATCGGATATTTGTGATCGTTCGGATTGTAGCAGCGCTGCTGCATTCTGCCCCAGGCATCATGTTCCGGCGTGTGGCTTTGATTGTGCGTTCGTGTATAGGTGTTCCCACGAAGCAGAGCAGCGGCGGTCTCTTTTGCAAGACAGCCACAGCTAAACGTCGTTCTTCCAATGTTGGCTGCGGCGGCAACGGTTGCGTTACCGCAGTCGCACTGACATTTCCACATGGCGTTGTGTGCGTTCGGTATATGCGTTTTCTCAACGACCAGGAGGCGCCCGAAGCGCTTCCCTTTGAGGTTTAGTGCGCTTGGCATGTGAATGACCTCTCCCAACCCGTAAAGCAGTATAAGGGCACGTGGGAGTACGTCAAGGAGTAGGAGGCGGCTATTTCAGACCCACAAACAACTGCACGGCTCCTATATGTGCCTCTGCGTGGAAGTAATGCGGGAGTATGGGACCTCCCAAACAAC